AGTTCATTGCAGCTAATTCACGAATAAACTCGTCTGCCGCTGCAGGGTCTACTTCCGCAATGCCGCCTAAGATATCTTTATTGAATTCGCGAGGATTGTTCTTTGCGTAGCTTTCAATAACCGGACTAAACTTAGACGGGTCAATTTGACCGCCTGCCTCTTGTGGTTGCCCTTCGGGCAATGCCATAATACCCTGCATTTCTTCTGCCATTTTTAACCTTTCCCAAATACATAAATGGCCTCACAGGGCCGCACCTCGGTAAGGGAGGCGAAGATGTTGTAATTATGAGCTATTTTACTAGTTCCTGTCTACAAGTAATGCAGAAACAGAGACATTTAATCCAGTAGCTGAGGATGTAATTTTTAATATGTCAGTGGCCTCTAGTATCAAAGGTCCGGCCACCTTGCCCGAAAGTAAATCAATATACGAATTAGCAGCTACCGCCATTGCAGGAGCCACGGTCACCGTACCTGTCCCTAAAGGAGAAAAAGCAGCAGTCACATTGATAGATCCACCGGTTGTATTAGCCACAATAATTGACTTTACAATAGCTGCCGTTGCTTCTGGAACGGTCAGAAGATTCTCTGTAGTTGCCCCTGAAAAGGACTTGTAATAACGTTTATATAGATTTGCCATTAGCTGCTAAAAAACCAGGCCATAGCCTCGGCTTTATCCTCGGTTACATTAGGGGTGTAATTACTATTAAGTTGCAATATTATCTGCTCTACGGACCTAATCAATTGGTCAATCTGAGGAGGACTATATTCCACCGTAGCCGCGTTAGGCAAACGAACGTTATTAATCTTACTCATCGTAGACCATCCGGTTCAATATCCACGCGCAGCGTACCGAAGCGCCAATTACTATTTACTTCATCCGTTTCAATACTTACTGAAATCTGCCTGCCACGAGCCCTTGTGTCTACCTTCTCCGTATTAGGATTAATAATATAAGGGTCAAGAGAACTTACCGTAGCGGTGTCTGACGGGAAGGCGCGAAGTAAAAGATGCACTGTCATGTTCCCTACGAAATTCCTAAAGTCAGGGATAAATCGTTTCATAAACATGATTTGATCACCGTCGCCAATGTCAAAATAGCCTGATTTCAAATACGCGGTAATAGGCTGGTCTACTGCATTTACTCCTGTTTCTTGGAAATACACAAGAGAACGCCCAGCGGTAAGGCCTCCAACAGTAGGACCTACTGGAGTAGCGGTACTATTGACAAGGTATTCGGCAGCTATGGGCCTGTCGTAACTTCCAATGTCTTTCCAGGCAGTACGTTCCATTGTACCTATAGACCAAACTCCTTCTATGTAGTCATAGGTTACGTATCGATTAATGTATTCCGAATCAGCCGTGCAATACCACCACGTCACTTCATTGTACTCAGAGTTAACGCCAATGTGCACTTTGGTATTCTGGACCTTATTAAAATCCTTAAACACATAGTCTTGAACAGTACACGGGATTTTTTTAACCGTACCATCAAAGACGTAGAACGCACCAAGGCTCATCCACATAGCAACGCCGTTGACATCGGCTGCAGCATGAGGCCCGACCAGTCCGCAGTTAGTGCCTAGTTGAGAGAAACCAAAAGTGTATGGAGGACCTACATATTGCATACCATGCAAGGAGGTATCGGTAAATATAAGAATCTGACCACGTGATCGAATAGCTGACACGATGTGACTACCGTCCGTGAGCCGTTGTCCGCCGGCCGTGTTGGTTGCAGTAGGCTCAAAGTTTGCAATGTCCTCTTGGTCTGAGAAACGAACATACATAGGGTCTTGGGAAGCCGAGGTACCTATCACGTCTTCCGTGCCAAGACAAACAAGGTGCCTGTCTGGAGTAGATATTAAAGCAAATGTACTAGTGGTAGGGGCACCGGCAATTTGTACCGCAGGAGTGTTTGCTCCTACACTAGTGTCCCATAAATATGTTCCGCCATTTACTAACTGGCAGAGTACGTCCTCGCCGTAGTTGTCCAATTGCCATACCCTAGAGTCCAAAGAACTCCCGGTAACAGCAGCCGGATCGCGAGGCGTGCCCCAGGTAGAAAGACCCCATGTACCTGTTCCCCAGCCAAAGTCAAAATAGCTGACGTCAGAACCAATGCTTATTTGATAGTCTATGTCGGCAGTACCTGCAAGGCTCGCGGTGCTTGTTGCATTGACCGAGGCAATAATAGTGTATTGAGTTCCGGTGAGTACTTGTTGTACTTCATATTCTCCGTCTAAGGTGGCATTTGGTATGCCACCCGGATTACCTGTTACACCCGAAATAATTACAAAGTCACCGGCCTGTACGTTTGTGGTAAGGTCATTGACTCCTACCACATTACTGCCAACTGTCGTACTAAAAGTGGCCGTGGCGGTAGTTTCACGAATAGGGGTAATGTCTTCCCACTGCGATCCAATTCCGACGTATAACTTTCTGGTAGTGCCTACCATGATATAGGGAACACCATCTAAAGCGTTCCAGGTAAACACCTCACTAATCATACCTATTAGGTACTGAGCATCAAGGTTAAAATATTGCCAGCCGCCTATCTTTTCCGGTAAACCATCTTGAAACCGCACATAATCACTGTCCACCCAGCCGCCTTCGGCACCGTATTCGGTGTTTTGCTTGTCTATACCTGGTTTCAATGCAAGTTTCAAAAGGGCCATTTTATTCTTTCCTAAACAGTGCTGCTTCGTCTTTGCGGCGATTATCTAGCCCTTTGAGGACCTTTCCGCCGGCTTTATTATACTTGAGAAGACTTTGCATAGCCATGATTTTATCCCCGCGCAAAAGCGCTTGACGGAGGGTTGAGCGCTGAAATGTACCAAGACCAAGATTAAAGCAAAAGCTAAGAATAGCATCGTATTCATTCTGTGAAAGTCGTATAGGTAAATAACGGGCAAGCCCTCGTTCAAATCGTGCGACATCCTTAGCCAATAACTTGTCAACTTCTTCCTCACTCCATCTACGATTATCTTCTGGTTTAACAGGCCACGCCTTGCGCCTTTCCATACCATCTATACTTGACGGTATTTTTGCTTGTTCTGGATACAGCACACTCCCGACGCCTATCGTCCAAAGTTTTGCAGGGCATTGATACGGTTTGTACCGAACGCCCTCGTGGTGTTTAAGCATTTTAAATAGTTCTTTACTTGCCTTCACGGTGCTTTTCCCATTGACGAGAACCAAAGTAGAAGCCAATTATGCTACTTACAATTGCCATTTCATCATCAGAAAAGACTAAGCTCATTGCCGTCGTAAACTCAACACCAGTATATATTGCCCAGCCTAAGCCAACAAGGTCTACTAATACAAGCAAGCCAACAAAAGTAAACGCTATTATAGGACGTACTTTTGCGTTTAGGTCTACGGTAGCTTGAGAAGCCTTGTCCATGATTTTCATGTCATGCGCATATAACGCTTCTCGTTCTTGGGTGTAAGTCTGCATCTCTATACCATCTAACTTGATAGCTTCAATCTTTTCTTGTGATGCAAATCCTGCTGCAGCCATAGCAGCTTCGCGTTCTGTTTGTAGCCTGGCCATAGCCATTTCGTGCTTTTGGTCTCCCTTTTGTTGGAAGAAGCCTAAGATACTTGGTAGGGCAGAAGACCCGATACCTAATAAACCTGAGATAATAGATAACATAATTAATTTCCTAGTGGGTTGCTGGTAGCACGTTTTAGTGCTTTAAGTTGTGATTCAATACCTTCGCGTGTCGCTTTCATTTCTTCGCGTACGCCCATCAAAGACGCTGCAGTCTCACGCACGTTACCGTTAGTGATAGCTTTAGCTTCATTGGCAGTACCAATAGCGTTAGATACTTTCTCTTGCATTGATACGAGCTGGTTAGATGTAGTCACCATAGAGTCTTTAACTACGTTTACTGATGCTTGTTGTGCAGACAATTGAACCTTTAAGGCATTAACTTCTGCTTTTAACTCAGCGTCATCGTAGGGCTTCGCAGCCTCAATTGCCTCAGTCGCCGCTATAACTCGGTTGTAGGTCGTTATGCCTACGTAGATTGTTCCACCTATCGGTGCTAATACTCCAAAAAGAACTACTAATAGCGTTTTCGCTGAGTAGTTCGAGTAAGAATCCTTGATTTCCTCTAAGCTCATATGGTAACTCCTGCTGGTATGCCAATGCGTCGTTCAACTGGATCGATTGATTCTGCATCGGCTTGTTTAAAATTTCTAAGCTCATCACTATCCCGAACCCCGGAACAAGTGTTTTTCCCGCTGGCACTTGTGGCTGCGATGTACTCGGCGTAGTCCCGCTCGATGTAGTCGGCGCTTGTGTTGTCTCTTGGGTCGTAGTCGTTGCAGTGGGCGCAGGGGAAACTTGTGTGTCCGATTGCACTTCTGTCGATAGTGGGGGCTCCGGTGCAGGTGCAGGTTGCATTACTTCCTGGGTCGCAGGCGCACTTATTGGACTGACTGGATTTACTGGACTGCTCATGTTCGTTACGTTGGTGGGGCTCTTGACGCATGAGTTCATTGTCTCCACCCAAGGCGATATCACAGGCGGACTGTATGGCGTAGGACAAGCCGTTGTCTGTTGTTCTGTTATCGTCCCTACAAACCCGTCCTGACATGCTACTGGCCTTTCTTGAACGCTTGGATTACAGCTTGGGGGATTTGGCGTACAGTTGTTAGAAGTTGTGACCCAATCTGTCCACTGGTTGTTACTACAAGTTTTAGTCCTTGTTTGATTAATTGCACCTGAGTAATTAGGTTCACAAACAAGGCTTTGATTTTCGACAATGTCAACACAAGGGGGCTGAACAGGCTGACCACATTCTGGTATGCCCGGGTAATATTGACACGCAAGTTGTTGACAAGCTTGCATAGTAGTGCCTTGAGCGACGCCAAGGCTTGAGTAAACAGGGCCGTAATCTGCCCACTGAGTTGCGTAACAATATGCATAAACATAACTACTCCTTAGAAGAATCAGGCAGAGGAGTGATAAGCACGAAGTCTTTACCATAAATTTCCTCAAACCATTTTGGGTGTAAATCATACCACGCCTTCCTTGCTGCATCACCAATAGCACCGCCTATAGGACAGGGCGAACCGCTCATCTCCATTGCAACCCAGTTCTCATGCGTAGCTGCACAAGCAAGAGATACTGCCGCAACTTTCAAGCCGCTGTCACTTAAGAACTTAGCCCAGCGTAAGCGGACGCAGTTGTTGTCGGTAATCATCGTGCCACCCGCTACAGAAAATACGCCCCCGTTAACAGCACCACTGACACCAATGCCGCAAACATCTTGACTGAAAGCCGACATTGAAGGAGCCATAGCAGAGGGGACAGGTTGACCTTTATAATTAATTGTTGTTTCGTCCGCATACGATACTCCTACGGCTAAAAACCCACCAAGTAAAAGACCTATTAGTAAATATGTAAGTAGTTTCATATTACGCTGTCTCTGATGCGGTAAATTCATTTAGGTCAAAGTGTTCCGATAGTTTCATACACCCTTCCTACTTAACTACTTGCAGCTGCTTTAGCATCTTCCACAATTTTCTTTTCAGCAATTACTGCATTGTAGTCTAAACCGCCTGCAATGATTTGTGCTTTTAATGCTTCCAATACTAATCGCGCTTTATTTTGTTCTATTTTTTCAGAACGCAACAATGAACGCAATTTATCACGGTACTGGTATTGCGCTACGGTTTGCACATCTGCATCACTCATATCCCAAGGCAAATTTTGTGTTTCTGTATTGCTATAAGAAGCTAAATTACTAGGGATAGCATCTTGCGGTAATCCTGTAAGCATAACAGTATAATTATCCACATTAACTTGATATTGATAAACTTCTTTTTCCCTGTGGTATGCATTTGTTACTAATGTGTCTAAATGTTCGTCTTGTGTTACTACCATGATTATTTCTCCTAATTAAAAATATTAAATTACATTGTTAAATGCAACACCTCTTGCAGAACCACTTGGTGCTGTCGCAGGGTCAGCATATCTAGTTCCAAATCCAGCAGACCAAACATAAGCATTATTAAAGGGTGTGCTGACATTACCTGTTGCAATAACTGTTCCTGCAGGATTAAATGCAACAGAAAAACTACTACTTGATGGAATTGTTGCAGGGTCAGCATATCTAGTTCCAAATCCAGCAGACCAAACATAAGCATTTATCCTTGGTGATGTTACAGCATTACCTGTTACAATAACTGTTCCTGCAGGATTAAATGTAACGCCCAAACTTTGCCCCGCAGGAAGGACTGCAGGATTAGCATATCTAGTTCCAAATCCACTAGACCAAGGATAAACATTTATAGTTGGTGATGTTGATTGACCGACTGCAATAGCTGTCCCTGCTGGGTGAAATGCAACGGATGTACCAGTGCTAGTAGGAATAGTAGCAGGATTAGCATATCTAGTTCCAAATCCACTAGACCAAGGATAAGTAGATATATATGGTGATGAAGAATGTGATATAGCAATAACTGTTCCTGCAGGATTAAATGTAACGCCTTGACCAGTACCAGCAGGAAGAGTAGCAGGATTAGCATATTTAGTTCCAAATCCACTAGACCAAGGATAAGTAGATATAAATGGTGTTGTAAAATGTGCTATCGCAATAGCTGTCCCTGCTGGGTTAAATGCTACTTTTTGGCTAGTACCAGTAGGAAGAGTAGCAGGATTAGTATATTTAGTTCCAAATCCATTAGACCAAGGATAAGTAGATATAAATGGTGTTGTAAAATGTGCTATCGCAATAGCTGTCCCTGCTGGGTTAAATGACACACCTACCGCACCACCAGTAGGAAGAGTAGCAGGGTCGGCATATTTAGTTCCAAAACCAGCAGACCAAGGATAAGTATATATAAATGGTGTTCCATCAGATGTTGTGGCAAAAACAGATTGTGCAGAACTTTTACCCCAAAAGTTAGTAGGCATTGTAATAGCACCACTAGCAACGCCCGCAAGTGTTCTTACAGCGGCATCATTAAGACTAATTTGTGTTGAAGTGCCTAGGCTTAACTCTAATGCAATAGACTGGCCCGCAGTTGCCCCAGCAAGGCTTATTGGTCCTGATGTGTTAAGTGCCATAGTTAAACCGTTCCATATGCTGTTACATTGCCAATAACAGTAAGATTACCTGATGAATCAAGTACGCCTACGTTTGTACCGTTATAGTTAAAATACAAGTTTGTGCCACTAGGGGTTATGTTCCAACCACCTGCGTTTGTAATTTGCGTAGCGTTTGTAGCATTGGTCGCGTTAGTAGCATTAGTAGCGTTAGTAGCGTTAGTTGCCGTCGCGGCGTTACCACTTGTATTTTGGTTCCACGTTGGAACTGTTCCTGTCAAATTAGCGTATGTGTAGCCAGTGCAATTTGTAAGAGTACCCGATGACGGAGTTCCTAAAGCAGGAGTAACAAGGGTGGGACTATTGCTTAATACATTAGCACCTGAACCTGTACTTGTAGTTACGCCTGTACCACCGTTAGAAACACCTAGTGTACCTGTAATACCTGTAGCTAACGGAAGACCTGTACAGTTAGTCAATGTGCCGGACGTAGGTGTTCCCAAAATGGGAGTAACTAAAGTAGGTGAAGTACTTAGTACATTATTACCCGATCCAGTACTTGTCGTAACGCCTGTACCGCCATTTAAAACAGGTAAAGTTCCTGTAACACCCGTGGTTAAAGGCAGTCCTGTTGCATTAGTAAGTACTGCTGCAGAAGGCGTACCAAGGGCTGGAGTAGTCAAAGTAGGGCTGGAACTCAACACTACACTACCCGTGCCTGTTTTAGTCGTTACGCCCGTTCCGCCTGAAAGAACAGGTAATGCGTTTAAGAATGTCGCATCCGTAGCAGCTAGGGTAGGTGTCACTAAAGCAGTCGAGTAGACCGACGCACTGGTAATATTCGTACCGTCATTAAATACAACAGCAGACATGGTAGGAGGTATTGCTACGCCTGTGCCAGTAGCGTTCTTGATTGTCACTGCATCAGCACAGTTGTTTTGAACGATATACTGTTTCTCAATAGGGGGTACAATAAGGTTCCTAGCCCCGCCGGTAGTACCGATTAAACGTAGGCGTAAATTCCGTGCTGTCTGAGAAGAGTTTGTATCCGTTAAAGTCAACGTTACATTGGCACTTGCAAAAGTAACATCAGCAGATCCAGTAATGGCTTCTTCCAGTGCCGTGCCTAGATTGGTGTTTGTAGTAGCGCCCCACGTACCGGATTGCTCTCCGGTAGTGATTAGTTCTATCTTAAGTGGTGAAAAGGTACTTGCCATTGTTTAATCCTTTACTTAACGTAACTCATACCAGAATAAAGTGCCGCCAGTTGTAGTAACCAGGTAAGTGGATCCTGCTGGAACAATTGCAGTTAAAGTGTAGTTAACTGGACCTGCTGTATACCCAGTTCTTCCAATCATAAGGCCATCTACCGTTAAGTTAAGTGTTCCATCATCTTGTTCCATCCTAACTGAGATGAAAATAGGTCGACCTGTACTATTAGTATAAGTAGTCGATGCTGCTCTACTTGCTGTTACATCTTGCCATGTTTGATTATACCCTAGCGCATTAGACGCAGTTGCAGCGTTACCCCCAATAGAAAGACCTGAGGCTGTGCCGGTAATGTTTGTCCCTACTAAAGTAGATGGTGTACCTAAGTTTGGTGTAACTAGTGTAGGACTATTACTTAATACAACACTGCCAGAACCTGTAGAGGAGGTAACGCCTGTTCCTCCATTTGCAACTGGAAGAGTACCTGTAACGCCTGTGGTCATTGGAAGACCCGTGCAGTTAGTTAGCGTACCTGAGGCAGGTGTTCCCAAAACAGGAGTGACTAAAGTAGGACTTGTCGAAAGGACAACGTTACCTGATCCGGTAGATGTCGTAACTCCTGTACCGCCATTAGCCACAGGAAGAGTACCTGTGACGCCAGTAGTCATTGGAAGACCGGTACAATTAGTCAATGTACCTGATGTAGGTGTACCTAAGACTGGAGTAACTAGTGTTGGGCTAGTGGATAAAACATTATTCCCTGATCCGGTAGATGTCGTAACTCCCGTTCCACCGTTTAACACAGGTAAAGTACCGGTAACCCCCGTAGTCATAGGAAGGCCAGTACAATTAGTTAAAGTACCTGAAGTAGGTGTTCCTAGAACAGGGGTTACTAGGGTAGGAGTATTCGCAAGTACAACGCCGCCTGTTCCGGTAGACGCAGTAGTAGAGCCTGTACCGCCATTGGCTACAGGTAGAGTGCCTGTAACGCCTGTGGTCAAAGGAAGTCCTGTAGCGTTAGTTAATACGGCAGCGGACGGTGTGCCTAGGGCAGGAGTAGTCAGCGTGGGGCTTGATGCGCGGACCACGGCGCCCGTGCCAGTAGCGGTAGTAACTCCAGTACCGCCTGATGTAACAGGTAATGCGTTTACAAAGGCCGCATTAGTAGCGGCTAAAGTAGTGGCTAAGACAGAAGTAGAATACATCGAGGCACTGGTAATGTTCGTGCCGTCGTTATATACAATCGCAGAAAAACCAGCAGGAAGGGCTACGCCTGTTCCAGTGGAGTTTTTAATAGTAATGGTGTCAGCACAGTCATTTTGTACAATGTATTGCTTTTCAATAGCCGGTACAATTAAATCCCTGGCACCGCCTGAAGTACCAGTAAGACGAAGTCTTAGATTACGTGCCGTTTGAGAGGCACTTGTATCAGTTAAAGTAAGAGTGACGTTAGCACTTGCAAACGTTACATTGGCAGAGCCTACAATGGCTTCTTCTAGGGCAGTCCCTAAGTTGGTATTGGTAGTAGTGCCCCATGTGGTGGCTTGCTCACCGGTAGCAATGAGTTCAATCTTTAGTGGAGAAAAGGTGCTTGCCATTATTTAATCTCCTATGCTTCTTCAGAGCTGTTATTCGTCATGCTTCGGTGCAGGCGGGCAAGAACGGCTTCGGAGGAGTCATCTGGAACAACCTCCACAGGTACTTCCTCTTCTACTACTTCCTCTTCAGGAGTGTCCACTACTTCCGTATTGC